AAAAAATGGTGTGATTATTTCTTATCAGATTACGAATATGTATACAATTGCATAACAAAAGAGCATAAAAACAACATAAAATGGCTAAAATGGTTAGGTTTTAGCTTTAAAAATGAGAATATTATTGTCAAAGATGTAGAATTATTGTATTTTTATAAGAAGATACCTAGAGTATCTAAAAATATACAGCCCATTTTAGGGGATATCGGTCCGGTTTGGGCAACCGAGATAAGCTAAAAAAGGACAACTGTTAGTTTAACAATTAACAATTTGGAGGCTTAATATGGCTACGCAAATTAGTAATGCGTTTATTAAGCAGTTTGAAGCTGAAGTCCACATGGCTTATCAAAGGATGGGTTCCAAACTGCGTAATACTGTACGCCAATCTAATAACGTAACAGGCAACCAAGCAAGATTCCAGAAAGTTGGTAAAGGTGCTGCGTCTACTAAATCTAGACACGGACAAGTCAACACTATGGAAGTTACACATTCTAACGTAGATGTCACATTATCTGATTACTATGCTGCCGACTATGTCGATACATTAGATCAGATAAAAACAAACATTGACGAAAGACAAGTGTTAGCTACATCTGCTGCGGCTGCTTTGGGACGTAAAATGGACCAATTAATTATTGATGTCTTAGATGCTGGATCAAACTCAAACAATGTAGTACATGGATCTGCTGCTTTAACATTAGCTAAAGCATTAACTGTGTATGAAGCATTTGGAGAGGCTGACGTTCCAGACGATGGACAAAGATACTTTGTTGTTTCGCCTGCTGGCTGGGCTGACCTATTACAAATAGATCAATTCAGTAGAGCAGAATATGTGGGAGAACAAGATTTACCTTACGCTGGTGGTATGACTGCTAAGCGTTGGTTAGGATTCTTGTGGTTTACACATTCGGGACTTTCTATATCTAGTACCACTAGAGATTGTCACGCTTACCATATGTCATCGGTAGGTTTGGCAACTGGTTCAGATGTAAGAACAGAAATTAACTATGTACCTGAAAAGGTCAGTAACTTGATTACATCATACTTTAGTGCTGGAGCTGTCATGATTGACAACGATGGTGCTATTGAATGTCAAATCACTGAATAAGGAGGGATATCATGGCTTTAGATGCAACTAACTTAAAAAAAATTGCCGGTGCTGGAGATCAAAACTTATTCGTTTATCACAGTACTGACGCTGTAGGTACAATTGCTGGTTCTGGTTATTTTAATAACTCGACAGATGATCTTAAGCAATTTGATATAATTATAGCTGTAGGTGCCACTGGTGGTACTGCAACTGTAGATGTATTAATTGTTTCATCTGCAACAGGAGCTACAACTGTAACTTGCACTAACGGAACATAATGTTTCAGGGGGAGGGTTTCCTTGTTTATCTCTCCCCCACTTAAATTATGAGTGATAGTAAATTTGATATATGTAGTAAAGCTTTAGTATTAGTAGGTGCTAATACAATAACCTCTTTTTCTGAAAGCACTACAGAATCAAAAGTAGCTAATCAACTCTATGAATCTACACTAGAAAATCTATTAACTAGGACTAGATGGAGATTTGCAGCAAAACAAGCACAATTATCAAGAAATGCTTCGGCTCCTACAGCAAGATGGTCTGCTAAATACGCTGTTCCATCTGGAACATTATTGATACATACGGTAACAGTTAATGATAATGTTATTGAATTTGACAGATATGAATCTGATATTTTATGTGATGCTTCATCATCTGATACTGTAGTAGCTGATTATACATTTCAACCATCAGAAGCAAATTTTCCACCTTATTTTAAACAGGCATTAGTTTTTGAGCTAGCTTCTTTGTTTGCTGGTGCTATTGCAAGAAATGATACATTATCTACACTGTATCAAAATAGAGCAATTGCTCAAATGGCAATAGCAAGAGCGCAAGATTCACAAGCACAAACTACAAGAAAAGTAGATACTACTAGGTTTAGAAATAGGAGGAATTCAGGGTCTTTAGGCACTATAAAGGCTACTGTTAGCTCATAGATGGGAATAGCAAGAATATCACAAACAAATTTTAATAGAGGGGAAATTGACCCAAATTTAATAGGCAGAGTAAGTTTAGAAACTTATGGATCAGCTTTAAAAAAAGCAAGAAACGTAATAGTTAATAACCAAGGACCAGTAGAAAGGAGACCAGGAACCTATTTTAGAGCAGATTTAGGAGCAGAGAGTAGGTTAGAATCCTTTATATTTTCAGGAGATCAAGAGTATATTTTCGCTTTCCAAAACACTGTTCTAAAAATATACTCTACTGCTGGATCATTATTGCAAACTATAACTTCATGCCCTTGGACAACTAGCAATATATTTGAATTAAATTATACCCAACAAGGCGATACTATGATTGTAGTACATGAAGATTTTATGCCATCAATTATAAAAAGAACTGGGGCTACTACTTTTACTAATTCAACTTTTGCATTTGATACTAGTATAAATGGAGAAAAAGTCTATCAGCCATATTTTAAATTTGCTGACGATACAATTACATTAGATATTGATTCTGTTACTAAAGATGCAACAGGTGTTACTTGTACTGCCTCATCTGGTTATTTTACAAGTGATTATGTAGGAACAAGAATTAGATATATGGGAGCTGAACTTCTAATAACAGGATATACTAGCGCAACTGTAGTTACAGCAACCTTAAAATCTGTTCCAGAAATAATATTGGATGAAGATCCATTTGCTGTAACTCAAGGTTCTGGAGTAGTTACAGTTACTCATGTAGCTCATGGATTTTCTACTGGAGCATCAATAACTATATCTGGAGCAGAAGATATTAATGACACAGATGGTAATGGTATATCTTCTAGCAATTTAAATACAAGCACTACTATAACTGTAATTGATGATGACCATTATCAATATACAGCTTTAAGTGGAGATACAGCTACTGAATCTGTAGATGGTGGTGGTGTAAGAGTAAGTGTTGTAGGACACCCTTCAACAAGAAGTTGGGATGAACAAGTATTTTCAGATGTAAATGGTTATCCAAAAGCAGTAGCATTTCATGAACAACGTTTATTTTTTGGAGGTGTAGCTAATTTACCAGATGGTATACAAAGCAGTAAAACAGGTACATTTTTTAATTTCGATGTTGGTAAAGCTGAAGATGCAGATTCAGTACAAATACAAATAGCTTCAGATGAAATAAATGAAATAAGACATTTGAGGTCTGGCAAAGTATTAGAAATATTAACAAATACATCAGAGTTTTATTTAAAACCACAAGTATCTAAACCTATTACACCAGCAGATATACAGATTATTAGACAATCCTCTAATGGATCACAACAAAAAGCAATGCCTAGATTTTTTGATGGTGCTACTACATATGTTCAAAATAATGGGAAAACAGTAAGAGAGTATGTATTTAATTCTGCTTTAGAAGAATTTAGTGATGCACCTATAAGTATTGAGGCTAATCATTTAATAGACTCTCCAAAAGATAGCGCATCTATAACAGCATTGCCAAAAAGAACAGAACAGCTTTATTTTTTGATAAATGATGATGGTACTATTGCAGTATATTCATCACAAAGAGCGCAAAAAGTATTAGGATGGGTACAATGGAATACGTCTGGAACTTTTGAATCTGTTTGTACTACATCCAATAATGTGTATTTTTCAGTAAAAAGAACTATAAATAGCGCAACAGTTTATTATTTAGAACAGTTATCTTCTACCGTATATGATGTGCCAACAGATATGACTTGTACTAAAACATTGTCAGCGAGCTACCAACCCCACGGTTCGCCCCTCACAAACGGAACTACTAGTAGCTCGACTGGCTTTATAGCAGATGGATTTACCAATGCTCCTCAAGTAGGAGAAAAATTTAAGTTTGCTGGAACAGGCACCGAATACACTATAAATGCTGCAACTGCTACAGGAGTTTCTGGCGAATATAATATTACAATCAATGCTGCTGTCAGCACATCTGACAATGTTGAACTTAGATTTACTTTTTCTAAGACTTGGTCTGGCTTGAATTCTACTCCTGATATGCGAGGATTAACAGTATATGGAACTTCTGGTACTACAGAGGGAGGTAACATTAACTATTATGGAGATGGTGTTGTTACTAGCGGCGGTGTTGTCGTATTGGATAGTGTCGCATCTGCAATAGATATTGGCACAAATTATACGCTAGAAATTGATACTCTAGCTGTAGACGCTGTTGTTCCAGCATCTGGAGGTAAAGCACCATTAACTGGATATCCAAGAAAAATTGCTAAAGCAATAGTAGAAATATCTAATAGTTATAACCTTAAAGTTAATACTAATGATGTAATTATAACAACAGTATCTGATCTTAATAACGCAGATACTATTGCTAGTTTTACTGGAAAAAAAGAAGTACATTTCTTAGGATATGATTTAGAACCATCTATGCAAATAACACAGTCAGTACCTCTACCTCTTAGAGTATTGGCTATAACATCGGAGATTTATTACTAATGTGTGATCCAATAACAATGGGAGTAGTAGCTGGAGCTGGAGCTGGAACAGCTGCATATGCTGGCGTTCTTGGAACAGCAGCAACTGGAAGTTTAATGACTGCTGCATCAATTGGTTTGACTGTTGGTAGCGGTGTTATGCAAGTAGGCGCAGCTTATCAAGCAAACAAAGCAGATCGTATATCAGCTGGTCTACAAGAAAGACAATATGATGAACAAGTTAAAAGATATAAGGCGCAAGCAGAAGCACAAGAATTAGAAACTATGCAACAAATTACTGCTAGGAAAAGAGATTATTTGAGAACACTATCATCAAATCGAGCCTGGATGGGTGCAAGCGGAGCTACAATGGACTCTGCAAGTTTTAATGCTTTATTACAAGATAACATGAGTACTTATAGGGATGATGTTTCAGCAATAGGATTAATGGGTACTGAAAAAAGATTTGAGACTATGAGTCTCGCACAAGATGCATTAGTTGCTAAATCTGGTGTTAGACCATTACTTAAAGCAAAACAATCAAAAAGGACGTTAGACACACTATCTTCTGTTGGTAGTCAATTAGCAGAAATAGGCACAGATTTTGGTGGCAATACTTCTAGTGGTAGCAAATTAAAAGATAGAAATATTCTTAAAGAGGGTACTAAAGCATCAGAAGCTACTGCAACACGTGCAAAAAATTACGAAAAATTGAGACGAAGTCTATTAGGTAAAGAATATGGCTATTAAAAGAGAAAAGAGACAAGTAGAATATACTACTAAAATTGGAGTAAATAGAGGCTCTGGTATTGCTTCAGCAGCACAAGCAAAAGAACAAGAATCACAAATATTTGATCGTATACTTACACAACAAGCAGATGAAAATTTAAAAAGATTACAAGAGAGAGGAGAGCGTTTAGGTTTAGACAGAGCAACTAAAACTAAGTTTTCTACTATTTCTAAAGATGTAGATATTGATGGGACTATGCAAACAGTCAATGTTCCTATTATGCCAGAAACACCTACAGGCATGGGTCTAACAGAAGCAAAAACATATCAAAAAAATATAGTAGATTTGTTTAATGCCAGAATGAAAACAGATATTGATAGTCAAATATTACAGGCTAGTAGAGAAGCTGTAATGAATAATGCAACACCAGATATATTCGATAGAGATTTAGATGTAAGATTAAAACCTTTTTTTGATGCTATGCCAGATGGTTCTTATAGACAATTAATGAGAACTTATGCACAAGAAAGAAAAGATGTTCATAGTTATAAAGTTTTTGATAATGATAGAAGAAATCAAACTGCACAAGCTAAATTTAATTATGATAACCAACTAGCAAATGCAAACACTGCAATTGCATTCGTTTACAAAGATAGAAGAATTACAGCAAAAGATTATGAAAATATAGATTACGAATCTTTAGAAAATGCTGGTATAGATACTACTACTTTAAAACTAGCACAAAAAAATGAAATCGAATCTTTTAACATAGCTGGAGATTTTTTTAGAAAACACAATATTTTATCTGATCCTAATTCAGTAAATGATTTTAATAGGTTGCTACAAGGTAAAGTAGATGAAATTACAGTAAATGGAGAAACAATAACACGTGATAAATTATCTCCATATTTGAGTAATGCACGTGCATTTCAAATAATAAGTGAAGAATTAAAAAATTTAGATATTTACAATAATGAACAATATGGCGATCGGTTTATAAGACAACAATTTGAAAATGATTTTAGTAAAGGTATAGATGGAATATATAATGGAAATCGTATTTCTTCTTCTATTGCTGCTAATCCAAAAGATTTTGATAAATATTATAATAAACATCAACTTATGTATGATAGACAACTAGAAGAATCATTAGCTAGAAATGGCATACAAGTAAATGAACTTACTAAATTTAGGGCTATGTTAAATGCACATTCTTATATTCCAGAAAATGTAAGAACACGAATTGAATCAATTATAAGAAATCCTAGTACAGAGGGTATTAGCACTATGATGCCTTTTTTAGAAACTTTAAATACTTATGGCATAGAAAACAAAGAATATGCAATGCCAGGCATGAATCGTAAACAAAAAAGACAATTAGGTTTGTTAATCAGTTTATACAATAAAAATGGAAGAGATGCAGAAAAAACAAGTATTGAATATCAAAGTTTAAAAGATAAATTTGATACACAAGGAGATATAACTCAAATAATACAAACTAATATACAAACTGGTTCTACATATATAAGTAATAGAAGAGATTTAATAGAACAAATTAATGGGCATATGCAGAAAGAAGATGGGGTTTTGAAAGATTTACGAGTATTTTCTATAGATAGAGGATTTCAAGAAGAAGTAGTAAGAGAAGTAGAATTATTATTAATGACAGGAAGAGTAGTAACTAGTCCTGATGATTGGGTAAATATGATTAGTGAGGCAGTAAATAATGTATTATCTTACGATACTATTTATTCTATTGATGATACAACAAGTCCACTTATAACATCTGATGAAATATTAATGCTTAAAACAACTCCTGGTATGCAAAGAACAAGAATAACTAAATATGGTGCAAAAAAATACTATGGAATTGTAGATACAAATTTTAATACCAAAAGCGAAGATGGCTCTAATAAAATAAATTATATACACGATAGTATTTTAATGGAGTTAGAAGATGCAGATCCATCTCAATTTGTTGGAGAAGAAAGCGGAAAAAGACAATTTATAAATAAAATGAAAAAGTTAAAAGGCACTAATAAATTTTTTTATGAAGATGAAAGAGAAACTATGCACATACAATTAATACCAATAGGTGCAGTTTATTCAGAACAAAACCCACCAGATTATTTTATTAGCATATACAATCCACAGAATGATTCATATGAACCGATAGTTTCAGAGAGCGGCACAAGATTAATACTAACATCAGAAGAGTTTAACGAAGAAAGAGATGAATATATAGAGTTTCTAAAAAAAGGTAGATATGAGTAAAAAAATTGGAGATAAAACTAGTTTTCTAGAAGATACTTTTAGAGCATATTTAACTCAAACACCAGAGTTTTTTCAAAGAGAATCAGAGTTTGAAGAGGGCGCTTTAACTCTTAATCCATATTCTGATTTAGATGAATTAAGAAGCGGCAGAATGCATTTAGATATTAATTATCTAGAACCAGATCCAGAATTTAATTGGGTACAACAATTAGAAGAAGATGGATATGATATGTTCAGAAATCATTTAGCTGATCATAACATAACAAACAAAAGACAATATGATGTTGCGATAAATACAATAAAAAAAATACAATCTAATGCAAGACAATTCAATCAATCAGATAGATTTTGGGGTCCAATGATTGCCTCACAGTTTATGCAATTAGAAACTTATGCTCTCTTGCCATTTACATTTGGTGCTGGTGTAGGTATTGGTGCAGCAGTTAAAGGTGGATTTAAGGCGGCTGCTATTAATATGGCTACTGAAATACCTAGAGAAACCACTAGGATATACTACGATCCTTATTACAATGAAACACATAGTTTATTTAACTTTGGTTTAGCCGGTGCATTTGGTGGTGTTTTAGGTGCATTGCCTCCTC